CACGCTCTGGCGTGTATCCAAATAAAGGTGGTTAGCGCATGTACAGCATAATGAAATTCACAAATCCTCAAATTTGTTATGGTGGAGAGTCCACTGGCGGTGGCGGAGATGGCGGCTCTAAGGGCGGTCCCGGAAGTAGCTACGGGGATATGAATGCTGGTGGTGGCAAGGCAACATCTGCTGGTAAAGCAAGAGCTTCGCAACTAAGAGATGAAGCAAATGCCCAACGAGAACAACAACGAGAACAAGACATCCGAGCACCGGAAGAAGCCCGTGAAAGAGAAGAGAGCAATCGACGTGCTCGTAACTTAGAGACGGCAACCGCGTTTGCTAACATGCAGAGAGACGTACTTAAACAAAGACAACAGCCTGCAAATGATAGCGGCAATCAACGAGTTGTGGCAGATCCTAAATTTAAACAAGTTACATACAATGCATCGGGAGACCAACCTACATACGATGGAATTGACACAGACTTGTCCTCGATACAGTCACTAATTGATAATAAACTTGTTCAACAATCGGATGTTGATAGGTCTACAATAAGATCTAGAGATGCGATTGCTAAAATTGCTGCTAACGAAGCAAGATCAAAAGCGGATGGAATCCAGAGATTTGCTGCGTTGAAAGCAAATCAAAAAGATTTGGCCGACCTAGCAATTTTAAGAAGTGGGGGTCTTACCCCGGAACTTGCTGCTATTAACAACACGACGCCTATGGGTGGCAGTATTATTGATAGTGGAGGTAATCAAGTATTACTGGGAGAACAGCAAGGTGCTCTAGGACAATCATCAATTCAAGATCGTATAAAAGAATATAATACAAGTCGTGATCAATACCAACGTAATTTCATGGGAAACTTGCCTCAAGTCGGTGGAATGGGTGGAATGGGTGGCGTCACGGGTAAAGCGGCAGACATCGACTCTTCTATGTTTTCAGGGTCTGCTTATCAACCGGGAAAAAGAAATCCGTTTGGTAGTTCTACGAAAGGTGACATCGACCGAGATGGAGATGGCATAAACGATTTTACTGGTTCATACTACAGTCCAACAAACGTTACACTAGAAGATTATAATCAGGGGAAGTTTACTACGCTTCCTGCCGCCGCCGGCCAAGAAGGAAGTTTAAGTCTTGCTCGTTACGCGCAGCAAAAAGATATAGACAACATGTCTAAGTTTTCAAATGACAACGCTGGAAGCGCCAATTTCTATAAAAACCTTCAGAACACCGATAGCCTAATGGGAAATGCCGGTGCAACCAGTGATCAGATTGCCGAGTACAACAACTATATTCAGAACGACCCTGAAATATCACTGGCTAATCTGGCTTTGGGACTAGGCAGAGGAGCTTTGGATGAGATTGGTGATGCTAGAAAACGTGGTATTATGGAGCAGTTAATTCAACAGGGTGATTTTGAAACCAGTGGTTTATTTGGCACGGGCATGTTTAAGAGTATGTTTCAAAACCCTAAAACTACAAACTATGTACCAGTTATGGATAAGGATGGTTTGGTTATTGGTTCTTTGGCCTTGGATAAGGATGGTAAGGCTTTAGGCTATCGGGGCGATAAGACAGATGACCCTAGAGTTAATCCCGGGCAAGCAAGTACTGAGGATGTAAAGAAGTATGCTTCTAACTCTAGCGCGGACGTAGGCGTGGGCGGAGCTTCTGATAATGAAAATGACAATCCAGTTGTAGAAGATCCGGTTACTCCTCCCGTAGAATGTCCAGAGGGATACATCTATGACGATGAAACAGAAGCCTGTGTAATCGATCCGTTTCAACAGCCTTTCCCAGATGCACCCGACGGAGGAACGGGCGTCCCATTACCGGCGGCGAACTATACCCCGCAACAGCCTCTGGGCACAAGTACTTTACCGGGTTTGTTCCCAACACAACAACCTGCTTTCATTATGCCTACACCTAGTGTACAACCAATTACAGTGGGTTCACAAAACCCAGCAGGGTTATCATCACTTAGGCGAACATGAACAATTTAACTGGATTACCTGAAGAAGCCCTGAAAGAAATTTTAGAGCTTACGGAGGCAAAGCAAAGGATCGAGTTGCGTGAACAGGCGCACGAAAACTTTATGCCGTTTGTTCATCATGTCTACGATAATTTTATTGAGGGTCGTCACCACAGAATAATTGCTGAAAAACTTGAACGTGTTGCACGAGGAGAACTCAAGCGTTTAATAATTAACATGCCTCCTCGGCACTCGAAGTCTGAATTTGCTAGTTTCTTAATGCCTGCTTGGTTTCTAGGCAGGAATCCGAAGTTAAAAATAATCCAAGCTACGCACAACACAGAGCTGGCTGTACGCTTTGGACGTAAAGTTAGGGATTTAATTGATGACCCTGAGTACAAAACTATATTCCCGGGCACAAATCTTAAAGAAGATAATAAAGGCGCGGGTACGTGGGGCACGGACAAGGGTGCGGAGTACTTTGCTGCGGGTGTTGGAGCTGCCATTACTGGCCGTGGTGCGGACTTGCTGGTCATTGACGACCCTCATTCGGAACAGGACGCTTTAAGCTCAACTGCATTCGACCATGCTTACGAGTGGTACACTTCTGGACCTCGTCAGCGTCTACAACCGGGTGGTGCAATCATAATTGTTATGACCCGATGGGGTAAAAAAGATTTAACAGGTAGGTTATTGGCTCAACAGGGCAATGATATTATGTCTGACAAGTGGGAAGTAGTAGAATTTCCTGCTCTATTGCCTAGTGGCAAGGCGTTATGGCCAGAGTTCTGGGAACGAGACGCTTTATTATCGATTAAAGCGTCACTTCCTGTAGGAAAATGGAACGCGCAGTGGCAACAACAGCCTACATCTTCTGAATCTGCTATAATTAAGAGAGAATGGTGGAAAACGTGGGAAGAAGACAAGATTCCGCGCTTAGATTACATCCTACAGTCCTATGATACGGCGTTTTCTAAGAAACAAACGGCTGACTACTCTGCTATTTCCACATGGGGTATCTTTAAACCCGAAGATGGGGGACCAGACAACATAATTCTGTTGGATGCACGTCGTGGGCGGTGGAATTTCCCTGAATTAAAGGAAGTTGCCTTCGAAGAACACGAGTATTGGGAGCCTGATATGGTGTTAGTGGAGGCTAAAGCGACTGGTCAACCGTTGATTGATGAGTTAAGACTACGTGGAATACCAGCATTGGGCTTCTCACCGGGCAAAGGAAGTGATAAGGTAACCAGAATGCACATGGTTGCACCGCTTTTTGAAGCGGGAATGGTGTGGGCGCCTGAAGACAAGAATTTTGCAGAAGAAGTGATTGAAGAAGTAGTTTCGTTTCCCAATGGTGACAACGATGATTATTGTGATAGTATGACACTAGCACTTATGCGTTTTCGTCAAGGTGGGTTTATCTCTCTTACCGGAGAGGGCACAGAAGACGATGAATGGAGGCCCCGTAAACGGGAGTATTATTGATGGCATTACCACCAAACATGGTCGCACCGGGATTAAATCTCGACGACACAGCAGGATTACCTGAACAAGAAGTTATGATCGACGCACCTATGGAGTTCCCGGGTGGAGCCGAGGTAATTGAAGATGGAATGGGAGGCGCTACCGTGCAGCCCTTAGACTTCGCATCCTTAGAAGGCATGTCTCAAGAAGAATTAATTCCATTTGACGCTAACTTATCCGAGTTTTTGGATGACGGAACGTTAGGTGAATTGTCTTCTGATCTACGCAGTATGTACGAAGAAGACCTATCTTCACGCTCTGAATGGGAAGAAGCCTATGTAAACGGTTTGGATCTGTTAGGGATTAAAACAGAAGATCGTTCTACACCGTTTGAGGGAGCTTCTGGCATTACGCATCCTATGATTAGTGAAAGCGTAACACAGTTTCAGGCACAAGCTTACAAAGAACTATTACCTTCAGGTGGCCCTGTTCGTACAGCCGTACTTGGTTTAAAGGATGCCGCCAAAGAAGAGCAGGCTAATCGTGTCAAAGACTTTATGAACTACCAGATTACGGAAGTCATGGAAGAATATGATCCAGACATGGATCAGATGTTGTTCTATTTACCGCTAAGTGGTTCGACATTTAAGAAAGTTTACTTCGATCCTACTAAACAACGGGCTGTTGCTAAGTTTATTCCAGCGCAGGATTTAGTTGTTTCATACTCAGCGTCTGACTTGGCCACTGCTAGCCGTGTTACACACGTTTTACGCATGGATCTTAACGATGTGGTAAAGATGCAGTACGCTGGTCAATACCGTGACGTTGATTTACAAGGTTCTAGCGACGTAGAAGAAGATCAAGTACGCCAGAAAGTTAACGAATTAGAGGGTTTATCCAAGAATTACAGCGAAGATGTGATGTCTATCTTGGAAATGCACGTTGATTTAGACCTAGAAGGCTTTGAAGATGTTGATCCAATGTCACAAGAACCAACAGGTATTAAGCTCCCATACATAGTTACACTAGATGATTCTTCTGGTGAGATCCTAGCGATTCGTCGTAACTATGACTTAGAGGATGTATTTAAGCGTAAGCGCCAATACTTTGTCCACTACAAGTTTATGCCGGGTTTAGGTTTTTATGGATTTGGTTTGATCCACATGATTGGTGGACTAGGCCGTGCGGCAACAAGCTTGTTACGACAGCTTATAGATGCTGGAACGCTAGCTAACCTACCCGCTGGTTTTAAAGCCCGTGGAGTCCGTGTCCGCAACGCAGATGAGCCGTTGCAGCCCGGAGAGTGGAGAGACATTGACGCGCCCGGAGGAAGCATCAGGGACGCTATTGTACCTTTACCGTACAAAGAACCGTCAGGTACTCTTGCTCAATTGTTGGGTGGAATTGTACAAGACGGACGTCGTTTCATTGCACTAGCAGATCAACAGATCTCAGATATGGGTAGTGATACACCGGTTGGTACTACAGTAGCTATGTTGGAACGCGGCATGAAGGTCATGTCAGCAATTCACAAACGTTTGCACTACGCTCAGAAAACGGAGTTCCGATTACTGGCGCGTATCTTCGCCGATAACTTACCGCCTATGTACCCGTATCAAGTATCGGGTGCGCAGGCGCAGGTAAAGGTTGAAGACTTTGATGATCGGGTAGACGTTCTCCCCGTCTCAGACCCGAACATCTTTTCGATGTCGCAACGTGTTACTTTGGCCCAGACGCAGCTCCAACTGGCTCAATCTAACCCGGAAATGCATAACCTTCATGCAGCGTATCGAAGAATGTATCAAGCATTAGAGGTGCAGAATATAGACGAGATTCTACCTCCAGAGCAACAGCCTATGCCACAAGATCCTGCAACTGAGAATGCATCCATGGTAGCTGGGCAAACTCCACAAGCGTTTCCACAACAGGATCATGACTCACACATTCAGGGTCACCTATCGATGTTGGAGTTGGATATATTACAGCAAACTCCTCCTGTCTTGGCGGCGATCTTTAGTCATATCTTCCAGCATGTTGGTATGAAGGCTCGTGTTATTGTTCAACAAGAAATGCAGCAAATGCAAATGCAGGCTCAACAACAGATGCAGGCTCAAACATCGCAGATTAATGCACTAGCAAATGCTGGAGCTATTGCTCCAGATACGGCAATGCAACAAATACAGCAAGCACAGATGCAAATGCAGCAGTCAACCCAGATACCTCCAGATCAAATGGAAGCTCGTGTTGCTCAACTAGAGGCACAGTTACTTCAAGAGATCACTCCTATGTTATCATACAAAGGTTCTGGTGAAGAGCAGGATCCACTGGTAACTATTCGGATGCAGGAGTTATCCATCAAAGAGATGGAGACAAAGCAAAAAGCCGAAATGGAAGAAGCTAAATTGCGACTAGACGAATTAAAGCTAGAGCAACAGGCTACCACAGATTCAGCTAGACTAGAACTTCAAGAGCAAATTGCAGATGAACGTAGTGATGTGAACAGAGAACGGATAGATGTACAGCGTCAAGCCATGGAGCAAAGAAATGCTTCTCAAGGTAGGTAACATGACACGTTTATTCGTAATAGCATTGCTTCTATTAAGTGGTAGTTTAGCTTTTGCCGATGACACAATCAGGACTGAGACTACAGTAATATCTGATGGTGAAATGGATACAACTATTAATAGTCCACCACCATCAGCCATATCACCTCAAATTAGCGCAAGTAACTCTGACCTATGTACTGTAGGTGTAGCAGGCGCGGTGCAAACACAAATCCTTGGTATTTCTGCGGGTCGGACGGTTAGAGATATGAATTGTGAAAAATTAAAAAACGCCAAAACCATGTACGATATGGGGATGAAAGTGGCAGCCGTGTCCGTAATGTGCCAAGACGAAAGAGTGTTTGACGCTATGATGAACGCGGGGACGCCCTGTCCCAAGGATGGATTGGTGGGAGATAAGGCTAGGTTAGCTTGGGAAATGCAAGCCGAAATCGACGAAATTGAATACGAACAAAACAACCCGATGAGGAAGCTGTTCAATGAAAACATTGAAACTAAAACAGGG